AAGAAGTCTTCGCCATAACGTAATTGTAATTCAGCCAACACCGCTTCAAGTTTGCCAGCCGCCGCTTGGGCCTCCAGTTCAGCCAACGTCAGATCTTTAAATGGTCTGCCCATCGCAATCTTGTCTAAAACTTTTGTTAAATTTTCTAAGGTGGTTTGATATCCTTGTGTCAGCCCTGTGGCTTCAGCCACTTTGTTTATAGCTCTGCCAAAAGCATCACCAAATGCTATTTCTGTCTGCTCTAGTGTGGAATTCATTTTAGCAAATTCAGTGTCAATGGCCGTTGAATTCTCCAACATCTCAAACATCACCATCGCATTCAACTCACCAGCCTGTGACATCTTACGTAGTTGTCCCACGTTGATGCCAGTCTCCCTGGCCATAATAGATAGTGCTGGACCAAGTCCTTCAACCAAACTCCTGAATTCATCACCCCTAACTTCACCTGAAGCCATAGCCTGTCCAAACTGCCTAATTACAGCGGAAGCCGTGTTACCATCAGCACCAGCCAATTGTAATGCTTTTGATAGTTTGCTGGTCACGTTGGCCACACGTTCTTCTGACACACCTAGTTGTTCAGTTGTAACTCTTAATTTAGAATAAAGATCAACAGTGTCACCAAACGCAGTCCTGTTCTCTTTGGCCATCTGGACCAACTCATTGAACACCCTGTTCCTGTCCTGTTCGTCTTTGGTTATCAGACGTAATTGGTTATGATAAGTTTGGAAGTCTGATGTAATATTTTTGACAGTGTTCGCAAATTTCAATAATTGATTGACAGCGAAAGCACCTGCTATCAACTTACCTGCCGTTGATGCGAATCTGCCCGTCTGCTGTAGATTACGATTGGTCCTGTTCAACTGCCTTTCAATCTTGGCCAGTCGTTGGGTGTTCTTTGTAACTACGTCAATGATCAGTTGTTGTGTCGCCACTATCTTCTCCTTCTTTTAGCCTGCTTGTTGGCAAGGTCTTGCTCGTGCCTGATGTAACCAGACCAGAGGTCCAACTCCAACACAGATAGTCCCATAACTTCTTCAAGACTTTTGTTTAGCCTTGAAGCCAACAGCATTAGGAACCTTAACTCTGGGTTGGTTTTGACTCCTTTACGGCGTCATCACCTTCCAACCTTATCGCGGCTGTGTTGATTCCTGTGACCACCTTCAATATCACTGAAGGATCTGCCTCATTCATCAGATTGATCTTGTCAGCATCGTTGAACAGCCTCTTGCCATCCTTGTCCAATGCCTTCACGATCAGTGTCTCAACCAACGCCTCAACAGGTTCGCCCTGTGCCTGTAACTTCATCACACGGCTTTCGTCTTTGAACGGATAGGTCTGCTTTACGTAGATGTCCATATCCCATTCATCAATTCTTAATTTCGTCATATCACCCGCAATGGCCTTCTGCCAGTGTTGGGCGATCTTTTCTAGTGCCTTACTCATCTTACTCTCCTCTTGTTTGTGTTCCTGATCGCTGGCGTCATTACACCTCTGCCCTTAGTTTGCTTACTGTAATTGTTCTCTAATCGTTCAATGTAAGGGACACGGTTGGCGATCCTAACCTCGTTGTTCATTGAACGTTTCGTCCAACCCCTCCTTGCCCTACCTTTGGCCACAGGAGTGGCTTTACGTGCCTCGTCAAGTAGGATGGCCCCCACTTGGTTCAAGGTCGTTTTAAGCTCTCGCCTGATGGTTCCAATCAGTTTCTTGGCTGAAGGGGTTGAACTAACTCTAAACATTAACTTATAACAGTTCTAGTTAAAGCACCAGTTCCTTGGAACGTGATTGATGCCTCTACTGCTCCGTCAAAGTTTGATGTGATTGAATGACCCGTAACCACTACGTCACCCACAAGTTTGATACCTGTAGATTCGCCTGATGGATACAATTCAATCCTTGCTATCGTGCTTGGACTCTCAACGTATTGTAAAAAGTTGATTTGTCCGCCTCCGTCCGTTTCGTCGTCTCGTAGATACACATCTACTGAACCTGAGAATTGAGCGAGGCCTGCCGTATAAGATCTGTTAGTGCTTCCCATAGATGTAGTTTCAATTGTTTGAACTTCTCTATCAACACTGAAGGATCTAACACTGGCTACTGCGGCTACTGTGCCGTCATTGTTCTCAACGAACTTGATGACTCCACTCTCCCGTGGATATACACCTGTATGTGGTGGCATTGTATTACTCCTTATTGGGTAGATCTTTTTGTCCTGAAAGATCAGTTTTTGAAACAACTTTGACCTCGCCTACCTCAAGTTTTAATTTTGGTAAGATGGTTTTTGTTTTTCTTTGTTGTTGTTTTACAGGTTCAACGGTCCAACCTGTATCCAAATGTGCTTGGACTTCTAATCCACGCACCATCTTTGAATTCTTGTCTTTGTATAGTTTTACTGCCATTTTAATTTACCCTTTATCCATTTCCATATCTTCTTTATGTGTTTCATTATAGGACTCCTTTTTTGTATCTGTATGTCACATCAACCTGGACCACCACTTCTCCAAGTGGCAACTCTCTTTCAACGACTTCAACACCTGCCACCGTCGTTGTGACGTTGTGTATGTTGCTTGCCGCCAATGTCAGGTCTCTGTTCCTGCTGACTTCTAGTGTTTCTTCTATACGCTCTACTATCTCATTCCTCAACGTGTCTATCTGTGTGCCCCTTACGTAGCAACGTAGGTTGTATCTTATAGTGGCCTGTCTCTCGCCCATCGTGAAGTCTTCACGTGACTCCTCCGCGGTCGTCACCAACACCGCTGGGAATTGTGTAATGGCCAATTTCTGGACGTCAAAGAATTCTCTGCTCACTGACCCCACAGCGGGATCTGTCATATTCTGTAATTGTGTTTGGATATTTTTTGCTATATCTTCTCGTGCTGACATTACCTGACCAATCTATTGAAATGGAAAGGCTGTCTCTCTGCTTCTGATATATCTCCTGATGAATCTAGATCATACTCAACACCCGCCCTTAGGATCAGATCAAACTCCTCTTCAAACTTCTGTTTGTAGTAGTTCATCTTTCTTTCAAACACGTCAATCTCTTCTTCAAATTTTGACAGTTTGGGGTAGATGTAGTAGGCCAACACGTGATACACTGACGCCCTTGTGAATTGCGAACTAGTCAGCATAGACGGGCTCAACTTCGTGATGCTGGTGCCAATGATGCTGATATCAACCTGTCCGTAGTTGGCTTTGGGCCACCAACGCACATTCAAGAGTCTGATGATGTCATCGTATGACTTCTCGTGGTCTGAATCAAATTCAGCGATGCCGTATTTCTGTATGTCTGGTTCGTATTCTAAAAGGTCTGTGTCTGTCGCGAATGTCGCCATAAAAAGGTCCTTCCTTATATGTTATGTAATTGGTCCTTCCAACTACACGATTATTTAGCGGATATAGAAAAGGCGAGCCTATACAATCCAATGATAGACCCGCCTTTAAAATGAGTGAGGTTAAAAACTATTATAAGTTTTTCGCCCCTTTAACTCTTACCGCATAGTTAGATTTTAACACAGCGTTACCTCTGGCAGTAGTCGCAACGTATTCCGTTGTTCTTGCTGAAGCGTCTCTTTGTGTTTCAATTCTAATTGGTCTCTTCAAGATGTGGCCAAAAGCCATTGGTGAAAATACACAACCTTGAGCGTCTGTGGCTACTGAATCAGCCGCGATCGCTGTTGATTGGAATAATTTCACGTTGAAGATTCTACCAACGTATGCTGATGATGAAATTAATGAATCACCAGTTGTTGATAGTGCGTTTCCGTTTGAACCATTGAAACCAGCACCTGCTAATTCCTTAGCGATCCTGAATGCTTGTCCTGGATGTAACACAGCGAAGTAGTCGCCTGCCGCATCAGTTGGAGCATTTACGTTTCTTAGTTTATAAACGGCTTTTAAGATGTCGTCTGCTGACAATTCAGTTGCGTTGTCTCCAACGTCATTTGAAATGTTCGCTTCTGTGAATAAACCAAAAGCGTCAGTGTCAATCTTTTCTGCTATTGCGTTACCAAGTAAAACTCCAGTGTCGCTTGCCATATTTCTAGCAGTAGATTCTGCTAAAAGGTCTGACACATCAACTCTAGCGCCAATCTCTGCCGCTGTAATCGTTTGATTACTTGTTGATATTGCTTCACCTGTTAAGTCTTGTGCTTGTGTTGGTGCGTATGCTGTTGCTTCAGGGTATATTGGCACTTGAACCGTTAAACCTGGAGTCGCAGTCATATCATACACGTTGAACACAGAACCAGCGATTGATTTCTCTGATGCTGTGAAAATGGCTTCTCTTAGAACATTCGTCAGTAAAGACGAATCACTTCCAGATAAACCTGCTTCTGTCATAGATGTTGTTGCCATCGTATGTTTCTCCTTTAGTTGTTAATTTAAAGAAATCTACCCAATGTTAGTGCCAAATAGTTTGGCCCTATGTTGCTTGTAGATCTCCCTGTCCTTGGCCTTTGTAAGGTCAAGTTTGTCTAAATCAACTTGTTTTACACCTTCTGGAGTTGTGTTTGATGTGCTACCTGAACCTGTTGGTCCTGCTTGGACGAAGTGTGGATTGGCTTTCAACCAATCTGATACTGCGTTTTCTACATCCAACGGCTCACCTGCTTCCGTGTATCTCGTGTTTCCTGATTTTGGATCTACGATCTCCACTTGGCCTGTTTCTGACATCTTGACTTGTGATCTAACAAGTTGGACAACCTGTTCTGGATTCACTGCCTTGTGTTTGCTTGCCGCATTCAACAGGGCACCATCCACTTTGATCTTGGTCAATTCATCAGTAAGCGTAGATATCTTGGCCTGTGCCTTTTCAGACTGTGCCTTCAATATCTGTTCAAACT